ACAGGTGTCCTCTCTGGCTTCGGTGCACAGCTCGCCCAGAACACAAGGATAGGCGGAACCAGTCTTGTTGGTACAGGGCTCGGGACTGCTGTCGGCGCTCGCCTGGGTGGAGCTCTCGGCAATTATCTGAGGGGTCAGGACCCTGATGTCTCCTACCCACAGAAAGCCATGAAGGCGATGATTGATTGCTACAAGGATCGAAAGCCCTTCACCATTCGGACCTACTTCTACCCGAACGAGAATGAATCGAACATCTATACCAACATGGTCATCACCGCCCTGAGCTTTCCTCAGTCTGTCCAGACAGGCGATGGCCTGCCCTTCACCCTCTCAGCGGAAAGGATCGAGCTGGTCGATCTCGAACTCAAGGGGGTATCGGGGGAATTCATCAAGGGCTTTCTCGCGGGCAACTCGGCGCCACCGAAAGCGGACCTTGGCAAGCAGGGGACCAAGCCTGCCTCTGGGCCCGCCTCGGCCAAAGCCTCAGCCTTTCTTAATGTGATTCGTGGCGCGACAGGAGGACTTTAAAAGATGGCGACCCTTCAGCTTCCGGTCAGGAATGATCAGCCGGCCTATCGCTTCCAGCTCACGCTTGAGGCCCGCGTCTACTTCTTTGAATTCCGATTCAACACCCGCCAAGACAGATGGCTCATGGATGTCCTCGACGAGACACAGAGCCCGATACTTATGGGTGTACCCATACTAACCGGCCTGCCCATACTCGATGGCTATACCCGCGCGACCAGGCCACCTGGAACTTTCCTTGCCGTGGATCTCACAGGAGCGGAACGCAATGCCGATCGTGAATCATTCGGGGTCGATGTTGTTTTGCTGTACGTGGAATCAGAGAGCTGAGGGGAGAGCGAGAGGATGGCTGACTCAAAAATCATAACGGCAACCGGGCAGGGTTCGCAACCCCTGTTTTTGCGATCGGCTCAGATCGTGCTCCTGAACCTGCGCACAGCCCAGCGTCTGACTGTGGACAAGCTGCGCTTTAAGTTTCAGGTCGAGAGATCGGTCGGATCACAGACCAACCAAGGGTCTCTTGAGATCTATAACCTTTCAGAGCAGAGCCGAAACTTCTGCAACATCCCCCCCGAGAAGCCAGGGGTCGAGACAAAGAGAGGGCTGTTCGTCGAGCTGTCGGCTGGGTATCAGAACTTCACGCGCACGATCCTTACCGGCAATGCCAAGGGCGGATCTGAATACACAGGCCCCGACTGGATGACCAAGCTTGAGATCATCGACGGATACACCGCGCTCCGGACGACCACCATACAGAAATCATACGGCGCGGGCTTCTCGATGAATCGGGTCATCCTCGATGTGATCCAAAGCTTCGGCCTGCCTGTCGGCTATGTCAAGCCGGTACTGACAACCGATGTCGTCCGCACAGGTCTGACCCTCAATGGATTGAACAAGCGCATCCTCGATGACTTCGCAGCCACGTATGGCTTCCGCTGGAGCGTGCAGAATGGAGCCATCAACGTCATCGACCGCTTCGGGGCTCTGCCCCAGCCTGCCGTGAACCTGACCCCGCGCACGGGGCTTATCGGCTCTCCTGTGAGAACAGACAAGGGTGTCAATTTTAAATGCCTGCTGATCCCTTTGATCGTTCCAGGGGGGAAGGTCCGGCTCGATCAGAACTCGGTCTTTACCGGGGAGCTGATCGTTCAGAAAGCAATCTATTCGGGAGACACGCATGGCGCCGAGTGGAACATTGATGTGGAGGCAACGACACCATGACGAGACAGGCCCATGAGACTCCCGAGCTGGTTGATGTGATCTCTGAGCTGATCGACGATCGCCTCAAGGATCTCGATGTCTGCTTTCCTGGCACGGTAAAAGCTGTGGATAAAACAAAGGGGTTGGTCGATGTGCAGTCAGACTTCAAGCGTCTGTACTGGGATCAGGATCAACCTGTCAACCCGCCTGTGATTCGTGGGGTCACGCTCTGGCAATACAGAGCCGGAACGGCACGCATGAATTTTCCGATCAAGGTCGGCGACAAGGTGATGTGCCTTTGCTCGCAGAGATCCCTCGACAAGTGGAAACAATCAGGGGCTCTCGATACCCCTGGCTCGACCCGGGTCCTTTCGATGTCGGATGCCATCGCCATACCTGGGCTCTACCCGATCCCTCAGGCATTCCCCATCGGCGACAACCTCACCCTGCAATACGGGGCGGCTCTGATCTCGCTCATCGAGAATAACGAGATCTCTCTGGAGGTCACCAAGGCCAAGGCCCGGCTGACGAAAGATGGAAAGTTCAGTTTCTCAAACGGGACCGTTGAGCTGATCGACATCACTATCCAGAGCCTGACAGCTCAGAATGCCCTCATTGATCTGATCAAACAGCTACAGGTCTCAACCTCTCTTGGGCCTTCGGGGACGCCGCTTCCTACAAACATAACGGCACTCGATCAGCAGAAGCAAACCAATCAGCAGCTCATCGACAAGCTGACTCAATTGAAACTGGGGTAGGGTATGGCTCTCGGATCAGACAACGATTGGCGCGCGGCTTTCGGGGAGATGCCCACTGTAGGAGATGACACCTGGAAGGCCAATCTTGCCGATACCATTGACGGGCTCGTGACGAATCTTCTCAGCTCGCCTGGGCTCTTAAATGAATCGGGTGAGCCTGCGGCCGTATTCACGTTTGGGAAGTCAGCGTTTCAGGCCGGGCTCTCAGGAAACACAGCCGCGGCGATCTCTTCGGCCATGCAAGCGGGGCTCACAGCATCGACTGCTGTTGTAGCCGCGCTCTCCTACACGACACCGAAGACGCCCGCTACAACCTTCTCAGCCGTGGCGACTTCGATCATAACCCCGGCTTCGATTGCTCTGGCCACAGCGAAGATCCTTCAGATAGCAGGCAAGGCAAACGTGGATGATCCCCTGGATAGTCTCGTGCCGCCTATCTTTCGTGAGGCATTCCTGCTTTTAAAATTGACGACGACAGGCAGCGATTCATCATCTCCGCCTGTGGCTTTGACTGATGCTGAAAGGGCAATGGGATGAACATACTGATCAATGATGCAACGGGTGACATCGACATCCAGCAGAACAATTGGGTGATGGTCCAGGGCACTGAAGAGATTTCCCAGATCATCAAGCAAAACCTGCAAACGGTTCTGGGCGAATGGTTCCTCGATTCCTCTCTCGGGCTTCCATGGTTTACCGAGATCTTTGAGAAGGGTCAGAGCCAGAAGAACATCGACACGATTTTCATCGACGAGATCGGGGCATGCCCTGGCGTGATCTCTCTGGTCAACTATTCGAGTCAGCTCACTGACAAGGCGAACCGTGTCCTCTCAATCGAGTTTCAAGCCTATACCGTTGAAGGTATTCTTGACTTCACATCCATCATCACTCCAACAGGGGGCGCGTAATGACTTTTGGTGTAACGCCAGAGGGCCTTGTTATAAAGAGGCTCGCGGACATCCAGACCGAGCTGAATGAAGACGCACGCGGGGTTTACGGGAACGCTGTCGATCTCGATCCCCGCAGGCCGTTCGGTCAATTCCTGGGGATCATGTCGGAACGATTTGCTCAGATCTGGGAACTCGTCGAGCAGGTCTATCTTGCCCGCTATCCTCGCACAGCCGAGGGCAAACAGTTCGATGATGTTGCATCATTCAATGGCCTTGTGAGACGCGCGGCGACCTTCTCAACCGTTGGTGTCCGTCTGTCGGGTACAGAGGGCACAGTCATTCCTCAGGGAACCAGGGCGTCTGTCGATGGAAACCCTGAGTCGATCTTTGAAACCGATGAAGAGTACACGATCGAGGCAGGCATCAACGAGATCCAGGAGATCATCTTTCCTGATGAACCTGTCGCGGGTGCCTTTACTCTTGTCTTTGGAGGCGAGGCAACATCGGCCATCCAATGGGATGATACAGCGGGCGACATCGAGGCCGCGCTGGAGGCCCTGTCTGGAGTCTCAGCGGTTACGGTGATTGGTAGTTTCTATTCCGGCTTTACCATCACCTTTACCGGGGCAGATGGACAGCAGCCGCAGAGCCTTATTTCTCTCGGCTCGAACACACTCAGCTCTGATGGCATCGCTGTCGGCGACATCATTCCGACCATCGCCAGGGTCCAGCTCGGTGTGCTTCCAGGGGTCGATGGAACGATGACCGCGCAGACATCGGGACCGATACCTGCACCTGCTGGAAGTCTGACAGTCAGAGAGGACACGGTTTCAGGATGGGATAGCATTACGAACCCGCTCGATGCGGAGCAAGGCGAGATCGAGGAAACCGATGCTGCATTCAAGATTCGTAGGGCTCAGCAGATCGCGCTCGGCGCTCTCTGTACCCCGGATGCGATCAGGGCGAGGATGCTTGAGGTTGAGGGTGTCGAGTCTTGTGTCGTCTATATCAACAACACGGAGGCGACAGTCGATAGCCTCCCGCCAAAATCTGTTCGCGTCGTTCTGCTCGGCGGTGATCCTCTACCCATTGCAAGGCAGCTCTTTGCATCCGTGGCGGGCGGTATCAGAACTTATGGGGCACAGAGTCAGACCATCACGGATGACTCAGGCTTTCCGCAGATCCTTCGCTGGGACAATGCCGAAGAAGTTTCCATCTGGGTCGAGATCGACCTGACGATTGATCCTGAGGACTTCCCGCTCGATGGCGAGGATCAGATCATTGCAGCCATCCTCGCTTATGGTGAGGGACTTGGGACGGGCGATGATGTTATCGTCTACCCATATTTCATCTGTACTCTTGATGTGATCAGCCGGGGCATCCTGGATGCGGCCGTCAGGATCGGGACATCATCCGGCCCGACCCTTGACGACAACATAAGCATAGCGCCTGACGAGATCGCCCGCTTCGACAGCTCGCGGATAACGATCAACATCGCATCATCGTGAGGGCATCATGGCTGATTCAAAGATCACGAAAGTAACGACTCATGTCCAGGATGCCAAAGACAGACTGACCGGACAGTACAAGGGCAAGCCTCGCATCGAGGGCACCGTTGGACTTCTCGCAAAGCAGATCCAGGATCTTGAGGATGTGCTGACCGATCTCCTTGAGGCCGAGATCCTTGCGAATGCCCAGGGCGCGTTCCTCGATCAGCTTGGGGATCTTGTCGGTCAGGAGCGGGAAGGTTTACAGGATGACTTCTATCGCATCCTGATCGCTGTCAAGATCGTGAAGAACTTTAGCAAGGGTGAGCCTGATGCGATCATTCGGGCAACCCGTCTGATCTTTCAGGCGAGCGAAGTTCATTACATGAATCTTGGCGGCGCGAACGTGGGGCTGTATGTCAATGGCATTACCCCCGATGTGCCTTCATCGTTCATCTATTCCAATCTTCAGGAAGTGGCGGCAGCAGGGGTCAAGATCCTCTTTGTTGCTGTGGCCCCTCCTGACACAGATCCCGATGATGTCTTTGCTTTCGATGGCGGCGAGACTGGGGGCGGCTTTGGCTCTCTCTCTGATCCCGACATCGGCGGCGCATGGTCAGGTCTTATTTAATCAACCCGAGCGAGGTTTTTGTTATGCCGATTTTCATCACCGAGGACAGGCCGTCAGCATTCAGTAACTGGGGTGATTCAAACACGACCCCTCTCGTTGACATCATCGAGCCGCCAAGCGGTCTTCAGCAGGCGACATGGCAGCCAGGACAGAAGCCGCCAGCGCCTTATCAAAACTGGCTGGAATATATAACCCAGAGATGGATCAAGAACCTCGATGAGAGGGCTCCACGGATTCAGGAATACAACTACTTCATCGGCGACTTCTCGGGGGCTCACTATGCAGATCTTGAGACATGCCTTGCCGCGATCAGCAGCGGTGCCCGGATACTCTTCGTCGGCAGCAACTCGAACCTGTTCCTGAGCAACACGATCACCATTCCTTTCAAGGTCGAGATCGACTTTCTATTCACGACTTTCTACAAGTCGAACTTCGCCCTGACGCGGGCCATCATCATCAATGGCGATGATGTTGTCCTGCGTGGAGCCCGCTTCTCTTCGGGCTGGAGCGGGGGATCGGACGCTTGTGTCGAGATCAATGGGGATCGCTGCCGCATCCAGGATTTCGT